TGGCCCTTGCCGCCGGTATAGGCGGCAATGACGGCATCGATGGAGGCGAAAGCGCCAACACTGGCGAGGCGCGAATCTTCGGCGCGGATCATGTCGATCAGCGTACCGAGCGCGGCGTTGTGGCGCACCTTATTTTCGGCGGCCGTCCTAAGTTTCTTGAGCGTGATCGCGGCGCCATCCTTGGCGGAAAGAAACTCGCCGGCCTTGATCTCGCCCGTAAAGTCGCCTCCCGGCATGACGCGGACGTTGCCGGGTACGCCGTGCAGCGCGATCGGATGGTAGAACCTTCCGAAGCGGGCACTGATCTCGGCTACCTTGTCGGCGCCGAGCCAGCGCTCGAGGCGGTCGGAGTGGGTGGCGCGCAGGGTCATTCGGTCAGCCCAAGCGAGAGCGCGGTAACGGTGTGCGTGCCCTGGGCGGCGAAGGTCTCGGGCACGATCTTGCTGAGCTTGCAGGCGGCGGTGTGTTGCCCGGTGATGTCGATGGCGGCGCCGCCCTGGGTGAGCGCGACTTGCAGGTAATCCGGGTCGCTGGCGGTGACGCCGACGACCCAATAGACGGTGCCTTCGGTGAGGCCGGTGGGCGGGGTGCCGCCGATGAAGACGACGTTCTGGTCATTCGCCAGGCCGTGCGCTTCGCACAAGATGCGGTTGTTGGTGAGATCGACCTGAAAGCCCATCTCGCTACCGCCGTTGGGAAACATGCCGCGAAAGACGGTGCCGGCATTGGTCCACAGACCGATGAAGCGGACGGTAGTGCTGATGGGCACGTCGAACACGGGCGAGGTGCTGGCGGCTCGCGCGCGACCGGATGCCGCGGCCATGGTGATGGCTTTCTTGGCATAGGCGGGGCTGCCGCCGGTAACTTCGTTGGCCCCGGTGAGGCTGTAGGCGGTGTGCAAGGACGCCAGGTCGAGCGTGATGGCGTCGAGCATGGCGTTGGCGGTGGCGTCGGTGATCATGGCTCAGTCCTTGGCGGTGCGCGTGATACGCATGATTTCGTGGTCGGCATCGCGCTCGATGGTCTCGACGGTTTGGCGCGGCTGCGCCATGGTGACGATCGGCGCAGGCAGGTTGTTGAGCACGTCGCCGGTCTTGATGTCCGGGGTGTTGATGGTGGCGTCGAGCTGGATGCAGCCTTCGGGCAGGGTGACGTTGGTGTCGCCGGCCTTGACTTCGATGGTCGGCCCGGCGATGTTGAAAATGTGGTCAGGCTGCGGGCGCTCGGCGAGCTGCGTGATGGCAGCAGCCAGGGCTTTGCTGCCAGGGTCGGCTTGCGGTTCGACGTGATCGGGCGCTGGCGGATCGCCGACGATGTTGGCGGGGATGCGCAGGCGGTCGCTGGCCGGGTCGCTGTCCGGGTTCATGTCGAGTTTGGCGCGGCCTTCGTTCGGGGTCAGGATGCCGCCATTGACGTAGCCCAGCACGGTGTCCTTGGTGTCGCGCAGCGAGCCGCGCAGCAGGCCTTCTTCGACAAAGTTGAAATACAGGCCTGCCGCCCGCTCTTTGTCGGTGAGCAGGTTGATGTCGGCGGATTGTTCGAGCCGCTGATACCAAGGCGCCAGCGTATGCACCACGTGCGCGAGGAACATCTGTTCGGCGCTGGCGTAGGTGGCGGCCTTGTCGCTGTAGCCGACCATGATCGGCATGACGCGGGCGAAGCGGCAAATCTCCTCGATCTGGAAGCGGCGCTGTTCCAGCGTCTGCGCATCGATACCGGTCATCTGCGACGAGGTCCATTTCGCGGCGCGGTCGAGGATCATCGGTTTGCCGGTGTTCTCGCCGCCGGCCAGGTGCTTTTCAACCCACGCCGTAAGCGCGGCGTGCTGGTCGTCTTTCAGCGTGCCTTCGACGGAATACACACCGGAAGGCCGCACGCCGTTTTTGTGCAGGCGTCCGACGGCCTCTTCGGTGGCCATCGCCAGACCGATCGCTTCGCGCGCGTGCTTGACGGCTTCGAGTCCGTACCAGCTATTGAGCGACGGGCCGCGCACGTGCCAGATCAACTCGGCAGGAAATATCCGTTTGCTGCCGTTCGGCGCGGTGACTTCGTAGGACAGCATGCCGTCGTCTTCGCGCAGTACCTTGACGGTGCCGGTATCGAAGGGAAACAGCTCGATCAGCCGCCCGCCCATCATGTTCTTGTAGCTGAAATGGTTCCCCGCGAGGACGGTCTGCCAGACCAGCGTTTCGCGATACTCGAAGCTGGTCTGCCAGCGGTTCGGGCGCGCGGCCAGCTTGTCGTAGAGCGCGTGATCCTTTGCCGGCAGGCGCTGCTTGCCGTCGGCCGATTCACGCATCAGCTTGAACGGTACCTGGGCAACGCCTTCGCCGATGACGCGACAGCAGGCAAACACGGTCGAGACATCGATCGCGGTGCCGACATTGACGGTGCGCCCGGATTGGGTCATGCGACCACCGTAGATCTCGCGGAACAGGTCGAGCGTACTGCCGGACTTGCGCGCGAAGGCTTGAGCCAACAGGGCCACTATTCGATCCTCGCCAGTTGAATGCCAGCGATCAGCAGCAGCACGCCAGCGACCAGGTAGCCCGCCGGCGGCCACGCCAGCCAGGCGCCGCAGGACAGGCTGCCGGCACCCAGCACCAGCAGGATGTCAGGCAAGACTTTTTTCATTTAGCGGTTTCCCAGAAGGATTGTTCAGCGCTGCTGACAACCATGGCGCGGCTGGTGGCGATGATGGTGGCCACGGCGGCGTCGATCTTGTTCGCGGCGCGCAATTTGCGCGGGAAGATGTTTTCGTTGCGGTCCGGCGCGACTTCGACGTTGCTGAACTGCCAGACGGTGCAGGGGTTGTCGTCGTGATGGAAGCGGCCGGCATCGACGAGCGCCTGAATCTCTTTCATGGGCTCGGACAGGTAGCGAACTTGTTGCGGTATATCGATAACTTCAAGGCCCTGGTTGGCAAGGTTGGCGCCCATCTGCTGGCCGCCCCACGGGTCTTTGGCGATTTCGCGGATGACCACGAGCTCAGCACTGGTGAAGATGTCTTCTTCGATTTGGCTGAGGTCGATCATGTTGCCGGGGGTGACGATCAGGTGCCCGGAATTGACCCAGCCGCGGTAGTGCGCGTTTTCTTCCTTGTCGACGGCGGCCTGCGGCACGTAGTTGCGGGTGATGAGGTAGTAGTGGTCTTCGCCTGCGATCTGGCGGCGGAATTCCCACACCAGGCTGGCGATGTCCTGCTTGCTGGCGAGATCGAGGCCGACGACGCACTCTTCGCCCTTGAATTGCTCGAGGGCGAGCGTGGCGTCTCCTGCCTGCTGCAGGTGGTAGAGGTTCAGCCAGGGCGAGGCGGCGGCGACCCAGACGTTGAGGTGCTTGGTCTTGAAGGTGTTTTGCTTGCGCGGGTCGGCGAGTGCATCGCGCTGCTGCGCCTTGAGAAAATCGGCATCGACCGACACACCAAAGTTCGGGTTAGCCTTGATCAGGGCACCCTCGCTGGTCCAGTCGTCACCTTCGTCGATGCCGAAAACGATGCCGAAGCGCTGGTCGTTTTCGATGACGCCTTCGAGGATCTTCTGCAGCTCAGCCTGGTGCAGGTAGCACGGGCCGGAGATGTCGCTGCCGGCGGTGGTGATGACGAGCATCAGCGGCTGCGAGCGCGCGCCCATGCCGGTCTGCATGGTGTCGTACAGCTCGCTGGTCTTGTGCTCATGGTACTCATCGACAATCGCGCAGCTGGGGCTGGCGCCGTCGCCGGGCTTACCGATGACGGGCTCGAACTTGGCATTCTTCTCGGTGACCGACAGGTTGGAGGCGTTGGCCAGAACGCCATATTTCTGGCGGAAGATCGGCGTGGCGCGCGCCATGAGCAGGGCCGGACGGAAGACTTCCATGGCCTGGTCCTGACTGGTGGCGCCGGAGTAAACCTCGGCGCCGAATTCGCCATCGACGGCGAGCATGAAATTGCCGATGACGGCAGCCAGCGTGCTCTTGGAATTCTTGCGCGGGACGAAGAGATCCGCAACGCGAAAGCGGCGCTTGAAGGTGACAGCATGCACCCAGCCGAAAATGCTGGCCAGAATGAAGACCTCCCACTCTTCGAGCTTGATCAGCTCGCCGCGACCGGCCCAGTCGCCCTTGATGTGCGGCATCAGCTGCGCAAACTTGCAGACGCGCTCGGCCGGTTGGTAGGTGATGCCGTCAGCGTCGGTCAGTTCGGGATTGAAGACGTAAGGGAAGCCCTCGCCGCCGACGCGATCGAGATCCTTGAGATGTCGCGCGCAGGCGAGCCGGTGCCATTTGCAAGCGGGAATTTCTCCCGCCACGACAGCGCGCGCGTACTGCGTAGCGCGGTCGGCAAATGAGAGGCTCACAGCTTCCATGCTTCCATTCCCGGTTGTTCGAAGAGGCCGACTTGGCGGTTGTCGCTGGTACGCACCCGCCCGCGGGCGCTGGGCGACATGCCGAAGGCGGCGAGAAACTTATTGACCTGGTCTTCGGCGCGTTTCGCGCAGACCCAGTGATGTGAATAGGTGAAGCCACCGTTCGGCGTGGCCACCATGATCCCGTCGCCGCCGGTGTAGCTCTCGCCCTTGGCTTCGACTTCGGTGCGCTTGACGTCGGCCCGCGCCATATCGGCGGTCAGGCGCTGCTTGTGAAAAACAAATTCAGCCCACGACTGGCAGTACAGCGTCAGCGCGGCGCGATCGACCAGCGAGATCAAGCCGTAGCGCTCGAGCTCCGGCGTGATCCGCTTCCATTCTTTCTTCGCCTCTTTCCAGCACCAGGCCGGGCAGCTCGGGATCTCGATCTCGGGATTGAAGTCATCAAGCAGATCAACGGCGGATTTTTTCGACGGGTTGCCGCGCAACTGATGCACGTTCGACGGCAGCGGCTGCGGTCCTCGTGATCCCATCAGGCAACTCCAAAAGAAAAACCGCCCGAAGGCGGTTCAGTGATCAACAGTGCAAACGTCTAGACAGGAGGCACCTACCCCCCCCCTCCCCAAAACCCCCGCACGTAAAAATTTAGCTAACCGTCCGGTCCTGTGGCGAGAAGGTGTAGAGATTTGCTACCCCCTACCCCGTCGCGCTTCAGCGGCCGTCTTTGCTTGGTGGCACGTCAGACAGATAGCCTGCAGGTTCTTGTCGCCGTCGGTGCCGCCCTCGAACTTCGGCACCTTGTGATCCACTTGCTTTGCCGGCCTCAGCTTTCCATCTGCCATGCACATCTGGCACAAGCCTTTGTCGCGGCTCAGGATGCGCTTGCGGGTTTGCTCCCACTCGGCACCATAACCCCGGCTTTGCCTGCTGCCTCGCCTTTCATCGCCGAACTTGCCGATCTTCCGATCGGCCTGATGCGTGGCGCAGTAACCGGAACCGTCGCGCACTAGCGCGCTACAACCAGCATGCCTGCAGGGCCGAGGCGCTGCGCTAGGCATGGGCAACAAAAAAGCCCGGCGACTCGGATGAGTGGCAGGGCTTTGGAGACAATTCGAACAGCGTGCCGGTTTTATACTGGAAGTGTCCGGCCATGTCAACACCCCGCCGCAATGTCGTTCAGGTGGCCCATGATGGCGCGATGTACAGCATCGAGGCGTTCATACAGGCGCTGCCGCGCGATGCCCATGCGCTGGGCTATTGATACCGCTGTGCCGCCGCGCTGATAGAACTCTACGCACAGCGCCTGATCCTCAGCAGGCAGCCGCGCCACGGCTTGATCAGTCTCGCGCACGTACTCGCAATCGCACACACCGGGCGGCAACTGGCTGCCATAGCTTCCGCCGTGCTGCGCCTGGTTGAACATCGGGCTGACGCTGGGATAGCCCAAGCCCTTGCTGTTCTGGCGCATCGCCCATTTACCCCAGATGCTCAGCTGCACGTT